TGCTGAGCCCAACCGTGTTGCTGAAACATTCCTAAAACCAGAACCTTACCAAAAAATCTCTGATCCTCGCATTATAACCACTTATAATGCTGTTGATAAGAGAGAATATTCCCGATATATTTATGCATTAGCTAAATTAGTTGGTGAATTTTCTTGGTATAGTTTTGGTAAAACACCATTGGATATTGCAACAGAAGTTGCCATGATCTGCGGTAGTGCTACACATAGTGTTAGTTGTGCTGATGCTTCACGGATGGATGGTCATGTCCATTCAACTATTCGCCAGCTTGAACGTATGATATTACTACGTTTTTTTGACACAAAATACACTGCAGATATTATTGATCTGCATGGAGCCCATCACAACTTGAAGGCCTACACCAAGGGTGGGGTCTGTTATGATTTGGATGATGCACGTGGTAGTGGGTCAGCTGAGACAGCATTGTTTAATACTTTGTTGTCTAAGTTTATCGACTACTTATCGCGCAGAATGGTTGGCACCTCTGAGAAGAGAGCCTTTTATTCCCCAGGACAATTTGGTGGAGATGATAGCATCTCACCAGATGTAGATGGAGCGATGCTTGTCAAAGCCGGAGCTATGGTTGGACAAGTGTTGGAAAATGTAGTTTTCCTAAAAGGATCTAAAGGTGTCAATTATTTATCCCGATTCTATACTCCACAGGTATGGTTTGGGGACATCTCATCAACTTGTGATTTAGCTCGTACATTAGCTAAAATTCATGTCACACCGTCATTGAATAATGGTTTTACTCCATTACAGAAATTACATCAGAAACTTAGTGGATTATCACTAACTGATCGAAACACGCCGATAATTGAAGACATCATTTGCGCAGCTGAGAAGATGGGAATGGTATTCCCCTCTGAAGGTCGCAAGGATGGTGGCTCCTGGTGGAACAAATTCGATTTAGATGTAAATTGGCCTAATAGTCCAGTTGAAGACCAAAGTGATTGGGTAGATAGTTTTCTCCCAAACACCGATTGTGGATCACTATTGGATTATTTGGATAATATCCGCAGTGTAGGACAACTCCTTACGATGCCTGCCATCATGAGTGTCCAACAATTGCCTCCTGCCACTAAGGTTATGGTGGTCGTGGATGATGATATTGTGGTTCCAACTATTATTTCTGCCAAAGACGAGAAAGCAACACCTGTTGCTGACATTGTACCAAAAACAAAAACAAC